TGAATCCGTGGCTCTGAACCGCATCCTTCAGATCGATCATGAATAGCGCCCCACGTTTTGCAACGATGTTGTCCTTGTTACGGTTATCCCGGAATGCGTTTTCAAATCGTGCGCTAGTGAGTCCATAGACGATGTTGATGACAATCTTGAGAGCATACGAAAGAGCTTCAACGCCCGTGGGATCATCTTCAGCGTCGACAAGAAATGGTCCGAGCTTACCGTCAAGCAAGCTTCGGGCAGTTTCGTAGTCCTTACGTTTAATTGCCAGCCTCGCTTCTTTGAGGGCGGTAAAATTCTTTGTGTAAGGTCCGAAGAGATTAAGTTGCTCGATACTGGTCGGATGCATACTCGCCACGTCCAGAACCGAAACTTCTTCATAGATTCCTGCCTCGGAATAAACATATCCACCTTCTCCGACGATTTCGTCATGATATTTACTTTCCTTTCCGTCAAAGGTGTAACCCGGGAACATATTACTTAGATCAGTATAAACAAACTTATCTTGTGGCTTCTTATCGTCACCGAAGATAATCTTTGCGGTGTGCATTTGGGTTGTGTGATTAATTGACAGACCAGAAATCTCTGCGAGAATCTGACGAGCAACGAAATCCTGCTTGCGAGCATTGAAGACTGCTTCAGTCCCAACGACATCATTAGTGCAATATTCCACCACCTTGTCCCATAATTCTTCAGGAACTGGCTGATCCCACGGCAAGTCGAGCTCCATGTGATGAATACCCAACTCGATCATGAACTTCTTGAGGCCTTGCTTCTTCGAAGAGAAGTCGTAAATATCAGCATACGAAAGATTGTATGCCTCTCCAAACAATGCGCTTTGCTTCCCATCGATTAGTCCCTTACTAACCTGATACAACTCTTCGTTAGAGAGCCCGAGGAAACGAGCATAAAGAATATGATTATCGTAACGACGGTTGTTAAACCCAACAAGTTTAAGACTGAACAAAGCCTCAACTTCTTGTGCTGTTGGATTGATCATCTTGACGACGTCCGGAGAAGCTGTGCTCTTCCAACAAATCACAAACAGATTAGGATATACCTCAACGTCGAAGATGACGATAGGGCTGTCGTCTTCTGTGGCAGGAGGAGGCATGTCGTTCTTACCGACAAACTTCATTGTTTGAGTAGTCTTGATACACGTCATCGCTTGATGAGTGCTCTTAGCTGCAAAGGCGAGAATCTTTGGTCGCAAATCCAGGAGATTATAGCTCAAGCCTGAATCATACGCATCTTGCAGAATATGATGAATGAAATCCACCGACGGCTTTGTGCCGGGATGAATTTCCTTCCGAATATTCCGTTCGATCAGCTCTCGAAGATTCTTCTCGTTTTTAACGCTCTTTTCGTCAATCATTGACCGTTCTTTCTTAGGCAGCCCACTGCTGATCTTTGCGATTGGCAAATCGTTGCAGTAGGTGAGCTTTCTACGAAGCGAGCTATCGCCTGGAAGAGTCTTCACTTCAATGCCTACGTCGTAAATTTGTGCGAGTTCGTCTACGTTTCCAGCGTAGAGATAATGTAGATGGACGCCCTTCTCACTCTTTGAGAGTTCCGTATAGGTCGGTGGCCATTTAGCGGCCTCATACAGATTACGAGATAGATCTTTCTCACCGTCTTCGTCCGTCAAATCGAAGTCAATCACAATATGATTCTCAGGTACTTGCACATAATGAAGGCGTGTCGTATCCAGATCCTTCAATACCGTTTTTACGTTGGCCCATTTGTGACCAGGATATCCACTGTCTTTTGCGTACTGAGCCGGCTGATCACCGTAAGTCTCGTCGAAGAGAGACTGACCGTCAGCTTCAGTTAGTTCAATTTCGTACGCTTCAAGTATCTCCACGGCAGGCTCAGGTCTCGCCATGATGTTCTTGTAGCCACTATAGTAGTTACGTTGTCTTTCTCCATCAACCACGGCACGATCCTCCACAGTTTCGAAATAATTCTCTAACTCCGAACGAAACTTGTACATGGGGAATCGCTTTACACTCGACTCCTCACAATATGCTTTATACAATTCCCAAGCTTGCTTTAACGATATACCGTCTTGTTCCTTGATCAAATCATGGTTAGCTTCGATGAAGTTGTAGAAAAAGTCTGTCTGGTACTGCATCTTGACCGGCACGTAATTAATATAGTAATTCTTGCCCATCGATTTGTAAACTTCTAGGCAATGATGAGCAATCCCACCAAGCTCAAAGGCAATCTTACCTCTGAGATCATGGTATCGGCCGTTCTCAACGAGTTTCCCTGAGGGAACCACATCGATCAACCGACGAATAATACCAGCCTTAGCGTTACGAATCTTCACAGGTTCGTTTGTACCCATGAACAAGAACGCCTTGGGGATGATAGGGATCGGCTTCATGTATTTCTCATTGACAAGAATTTCTTCGTGTGCAGTGATAGTATTAAGAAGCGTGTTATCTTCGATCCTGGACAAATCACCATCATGCTGAATCGCTACCAACGGATTATGCTTGAACGGTGCGGTGGAGAACGTTGTGTTCATTCCAGTCATTGACTTCGCATCGAACACTGTTGTGTAGCCTTGGAACAGCTGACCGATGATGTTCAGAATCGTCGACTTACCACTACCCGGCTTCCCGTAGAACACCAAGAACTTCTGGATATTCACTGAGTCGCCGGCTACAATGGCTCCGATTGCCCACTCGATCTTCGCTCGCTCCTCTGGATCGTACAGCGTGCCGACGATTTCGTCCCACGCATCATACGTTCCCGGCTCGAGAGAATATGGCAGACGCTTTGTGATGTAATCGGATTTCTTGACATCTGTGTTCTGAAACGCCAGTTTCCCGTCAAGGTCTTTTCGGTTTTCAGGCAACGTTTGAATGAACCGTTGAAACGTACTCCATGCCTTGGAGTTGAAGTTTCGCAAGTACTTCGTATTCGTGTGCTTTCCAGTTGCATGAGCTTCTTGTTCTGCCTTGTAAATATCCGCATCCACTAGTCGCTGGACATCATATTCATCCTTAGACCAGAGGCCACGTCGCTCATCCCAAACAGCTTGAAAAGCGTTGTGATTAACTAGAAGATCTGTTACTTTCTTGTTGACTAACCATTCTGGCGCAATGGTGTAGGTCCCGTCTTTTTCTCTAATACAATGAATAACGTAGAAATCCAAAGGACCTCCTTTCAAAGCGGCCAATCTTGATCAACTAGATACTCACAGAACTGATACCACACCTCGACATCTCTTTGATTTTTTGGAGGGTTTACCATTGGAAACAACCCACCACGTCCGTCTCCATCGTACGTTCTCCAAATTACTTTGTTTAGAATCCGTTCGATTTTTTCATCTGACCAGTCGCAAGCATCGTTGACTTCCGATAGTTCGAGGTTCTCTAAGAACTTCCAGAACCAAAAATGAGTGGATTCTCCAGCATTGAATTCGGCTCTACGAGCGAAAGCAATTAACATTTCAAATAATGAACAACCTAAATGACTCCAGTCTGGTTCAGCGGAAAGCCTTGCTTCCATAAGAAATTCATATCGAAGTTCCACCCCATCTTCAGCACGATTGTCATCTCCAGCAACCAACCACACAAATTCTGTATTGTGTAGCATCTGGAACAATCTCCAATATGTCAAAGATGGAGTGGGAACCTCAACGTTAATTACCTTTGCGCAGAGCCAGTTGAAATATAAGTTCTCAATTGGCTCCTCCATGGTCTAATCGTCTCTCTTAAACTTTCGCTCCATGGAATGCCGCAGGTCTTGCCGCTCGTATTCATGTTCGAGTTCCTCACCAAGCACAACACTCTGATAAGAACCATGGTCCCTCAGAATTTCATACTCAGCCTTGAGCTTCTCGTTACGAATAAAGACGACGTTTGGATCCTTCGAGCCATGACCAAACTTCAATTCACCAACCACTTCGGCTGGATTATAAATTGGTCGATCCGATGAATCACAAAGAACCTGATCACCTTCATACCAAGTAAGTGTCGATTGAGAATCCCATCCAAACTCATCAGCGACATACTCGTCGACATGAATCACGTACGGTTGATCTTCACTTCTTGATTGAACTTCGGCGTTCTGATCCCATTCGTCGCCTGATTGGTCGAACACATTAGTAACGACCGGTGCTTTTGCCTTAGATCGCATCGGCGATGGCTTGACAACTTCGTTTACTGCTTCCTCGGCCACAACGACTGGGGTATGCTCTGCCATCGACAAGGCCTTCTGCATAACCATGCTGGTTGCAGTAGAAATCTCCTCGACAACTTCACGAAGCTCTGCCGCAACCTCAATTGATTCACCGAAACGCTCGGTCATCCTCTTTGCAGAGAAATCCAATTGAAGTTGATCTTCCTTGATCTCCTCGATTGCTTTCTTGTATTGGGACCGTGTGAGCATATAACCCACAACGATCCCGCTACCAAACCCGAGGATTGTGCTTGTGATTGGGACGACTCCCGGCTTGCGCAGGAAGGCGCTAATTTGTTCGTTCATAATTCCTTCCTAAATTTTGTTGACGATTACTCCATCGACATTGAAGTCGAGAATGATGCTCCGTTCATAACCATTGACAAACCGAGCGCTGTAGGTTTCGAACAAGCCGAAATCCACAAAGTTGTCTCCATCAGAGTTAAGGAACCAACCGACAAACTGGCCGGCACTCGACCGATCGATACCAAGCATGTCGTAAACCTCATTCAGGAAGAGACTTCCTCGAGCCTGAAGAAGGTTGTTCGCATAGTTCTGCTGGCATTGAATGAACAATCGATTATACTCAGCATTCTTATGCCAATTTGGGTTCGACTCATCGAAGATCCGTGCATACACAGACAACTTATTCGGATCAACCGACATTACCTGCTTGAGTTTGCCGTTCTCGTCCTCGATCTCACAAGGAGTAAGGTCGAAATATAGTTCCTTCTCTCTTTCCTCACCGAGTTCTGCTCGAACCCGCTCCCGATAATCGAGATATGCTTGATGCAGACCAGCATATGCAATTGTCAAAGCCGTGTTACGACGAGACAACTGAACATGTGAACCGGTCAATGCAGCGATACCAAGACCCCCGACAATGATGGCTGGAGCATAAGATCGTGCCAAGCGAGCGGCATTGACGCCGTAAGCATAAGCAAGATCCTGCTGATTAACTGATTCTCCGTCCTGAGCCGCTTTCACGACCTGAATGTCTTCCTTCATTTCGTCGAGCATCGGCTCCACCTTCAAAGTGGCCCGACACGCCAGGACGGTGCCAGCAATGACACCACCCAAGCCTGCGACGAAAAGAATATGCGGTGAATTATTCTTCACCTTGAACTTGCTCTTTGCGAGCGAGCGTGTAACCTTGTGTTTAATCGACATTTAGATTTCCTCCATTGGGGGAAGATCGAGCAAATATCCATCACGGATCTGCCTGATTTCAGTATTAGTTAGATACGTCCATCCCCACTTGTTATCGACGTGTGCTGATGGCAACCCAGTGAGATCATAAAGATCTGCAAGAGAAGCGACACCATACTTGTCGAGAATATCAATCAAACGCTCGAGTACAACCTCTGCCTCCTCACGGGAAGCAAGAACTAGATCGTTCGTCGCTCGACGTGGGGCGGGATAGCTTGATGGCCGTTGATCCGGCAAATATGGACGGTCTGGCCGTCGCATCAGTGGATTGTTATATTGAACTCGACTTCCATAGTTGGTGGGACGTCGCCGAGCGGTGGTTTCACCGTAGACGACTCGTTCGATTCCTTTCGTTGTCATATCGACAATCAAATTACGAACCGACGGAAGAATCACATCAGCAGCGAGATACCGTGAGGCACTCTTAAATTCTCCACCAAAGAAGACGGCCTTGAACTTCTGGCCGAGAGTTCGCTTCACCACGACAACGTCGCCAGTGACAACTTTCTCGACTACCTTCTCCTCCTTCGGCTGCTTTAGTTCCTTGCTTTTGTGACTGTTACCCTGATAATCCATTAGCCCTCCATACCAGCATCTGACTTCTTCTCGACTGGTTGAATATTAGGTGGCGGAAGAATCGGCGTGTCCGGGTCGGTCAACTGCAGATCCTTTGGGACAACTCCTTGTAGGAACTCGTCTGCTTTGTTCTCATCAGTAGCAAGCTCGATGAAGAGCTCGTCAAAAGCTGCCGTTTGTGAGAATTCCGTGCGCATTTCATCCGACTTCACGAATCGCTTCCCGTCCGGAGACTTTTCGCCGTATGAAAGAAGAATGATCTTCTTGAATTCAGCAATCAATGCGTTGTTGTCGTTGGTGTGAATAACCGTTCTGATCCATTGGTCGAGACCGCCGGGCTTTCCAGCTTCCAACTCAACAAGTTCTGACTTTGTCAAGTTGAAATAAAAAGTATCCGTAGCCTCGTTGCCATCAAAATCAGTGTACTTGATGTCTCTCTTGAGCATTTTCTATCCTTTGCTTAAAAACGGGCAAAGAAAGAGAGCCTTTGCAGGCTCTCCTCCTTCTTGAGTTCACTTCGTGTTTGTTTGAACGTTGCGAGTCTGCCAGCGGGCCTTCGCATTGAAGTATCCCTTCTCGACCAAGCTACCTGTCGCCATGCAAGCGAGTGCGCTCAACACGGTAACAGCCAACTTGTCCTTCAGGGAAACTTCCAGCGTGGTATCCACGAGCTGGACCTCTACAGTTTCGTCCATGATTACTCCTTAGTGTTGGTTCTCATTATAGGGTGTGTGTTTCTTGCGATTACGACATTACTCCCTCATAGAGAGGCCTGACGTAGTTATATGAGAATGCCAAACATGGTCTGCCATCCTCGGTTAGCACGGTTGTGAACTCAAGTTCCATCATTTTGTCCGAATTCCAACCGGTATCACCCGAAAATGACGTTGGTTGGAGCCCCAGAATATAATAGAATTCGTCAAGCGAGACCACATCCTGTCTGATCAACTGTGCATTGAGGTCGTTCTGAGCCTTTCTAAGCGCTTCCATATCACTGGAAAAATATCGCCCGGTGTAAAGTTCACAACAAAGCGTGTTTCCTGGGCCGGCGATAAGAACACTCTCAGCTGGGGCCGTTGCTTGAACTCTACGTTCAGCAATAGATGCACGGATCTTTTCATCCTTCTTAGCTCCGAATTCTTCAATTACTCGGTCTCGGTATTCTGAATATGCTCGTTCTGACAAGATGAAAGCAGCTTGGGCTGCCATCGCTCGTTTGTTGGAAATTTTCGCCGTCCCTACAACGCACGCAATCGTGACCGTAGCAGAAGCACTGGCTGGAATATAAAGTGTCCAATACTTCTTTACCCGTTCTCTATTCGACATCCAAGTATCTACGTCTTCATCTCTTGCAACTTTAATAGATGCCTTTGAGGCCAAATATGCAGTTGTGAATACTCCAGAAATCGCCACTGACGATAAAATCAATGGCGACTTCCGTTTGAACAGCCAAAGTGCGTCGTTAACTAACTTCATACTCAACCCCCGAATCTTGCTGATACGACAGCGTGATAAGGACGTGTGATTCCGCCGCCGTAGGAGGCACGCACCATAGGATGGATTGTCACCTGCCATTGTGTACCATGATGCTGATCCCAGCCAGTGAATATGTTCAAATGATGACCGGGATCAATGATCCAATCATAAATTCGATCAAGATCAGCTTGGTTCAAATCACCATATCCAAACGCAACTCGGTTGTGCTGGAATGACCAGTACAAACTTCTATATAATGCATCTGGACGTTTCTGTCCGCTGGTTAAACCAAGTTCAGCGCACAGTTCCTTATCAACGCTAATTTTCATCTGTTCCTCATCTCCCGGACAAATATCCAGATAAGCCAGAATCCGCATGTGATGCAGACCATGAAGGCGTCCCACAGAAACTTAAAAAATCCGTATGGCTTTTTCTTCTCTTCAATTATGATTGGGAACATGTCAGCACTCCGCATGCATGATACGGACGGCCTCGTAAGCAGTATCTTCATCCATACCTTGTCTTTCGATAAGATCGTTAATGATGAACATGTCGTCGACTCCGGTTTCACGGAGATTGTTATAAAGGGTGCAGGATTTTTCTTGGACTGCTTTTGAGGTCTTGTCCCAGTCGAGCTCTTCATCCCCGCCTCCCGAGCAAGCGCCAACGGCAAAAATCGAACAAATGATAAGAATAGTTGTTTTCATGATTACTCCTTTGTTGTTGGTCGAAAATTAAAAAAATTGAGGGTGAGAAGAAATCCTGATGTTGTCACCTTCATCATTCTCCAACCTGATACCGGTTGGTTCTCTTTCCTCTCATTATAGGGGATGTAAATTCTGCGAGGACAAAAGAGAAAGCACATCATTGTGCCTTCTCTCTTCGGATTAACCTTGAATCCGGTACTTAACCTGTTGGGCATAGGCTCGTCGACCTTGCGCCGCCGAGACGCTATCCACCAGCTTCGCTGCGGCCGTAGCCACAATTGCGCCGATGAGTAACATCGTAACGGGATCGTCATTGAACTTCTGCTTCAGTTTGTCTAGTCCTGTTTTCATTATCATCCTCCTATTATAGGCAGTGTAAATTTTGCGAAAAACAAAACCAAAGGCCTTGTAGGCCCTTGGCTTAGATCAACTTTTGTCGGTGTAGACGTTGACAATCGTCGTATTCGGTTTTTGGGTTAGCCGAATTAGGAGCAGCCCAGCGAATACTGTCGTCACAATTGGCGTCCAATTGATCTGTTCAGCCTTCTCTTTGACTTCTCCGATAACTCGGTTCTCAAATCGTTCGAAGATTTTCATTACATCTCCTTTAAGTATCTCTCATTATAAGCGATGTAATATATGCGACATTTCTCCAGAATGCTCCCCCCGGGGAAATTTGCACCTTGAAATAGCCATTTTTCCGGAATCCGGCGTCCTGTGCCGTTCTGAGACACTTAACCCCTTTTCCGGTATCAACATACCAACCACCACGTTTTCGTCGCTTAGAACGCAATACAGAGGCTACTTTTTTTCAAAAAGGCAAATTTTAAGAGCCAATGTAAATATCACGACAAAAACAAAGGGCCTGTGCAAGAATGTTTCTCTCACACAGACCCTTCGCTGTTTATCACATCGGGGGTTGTTGATGTGACCGTTATTTCGCTCTCAACAGAAACCCCATCGCCTTCGAATTCATGACATGCTTCTGCTCGTATGCAATTATGAGCAGGATTCCAAGCAAATTCGCGCCGACAATGGCCATCGTGTCCGGACTGACCTTCCTTTGCCTTTCAGCTTTCAGTTTGGTCAATCTTTCCAAGTAGCCCATCGCCTTCTCGAATTCCGCCTGATCCGTATCATACATTTCCATAGTCTTCAGAACTTTGTCAATCGCATCGTCTTCGATGGAGGGTTCCGTCTTTCGGAATTTACCGATCATTAGTTTACCCTTTCTGCGGTTCTCATTATAGGGCATGTAAATATAGCGATTAGACCGGTGGGCGAACCTTGAAAGTGACTGTCTTCTTGTCTGTGATGGTATGAGGCCCATCATTTAGGGCCAACACGAGGTTTGGCTGACCATCAGGCCCTGGTGTAACCACAAGATCGCCTTGAGTACCAAGAGTCGACTGGTTAAAGCGATTAGCGCTAATACCAAGAATCACACCAAGGAACGTGGCGACCAATGCGCACGTACCAACAACCTCTTCCGCTGCCGGCAACCCCCAGATTTGGGCGAGACCGAAATATAGAGAAGAGAACGCAGGCAGGATGATAGTAACGAACTTCTTCAGGAACTCGTACATATCCTCATTCAGCACAGTCTTCTCTTCTACCGTACCGTCTGCCTTTTCGATAGGCGCTTTCATCATAACTAACTCCTAAGTTTGAAGCTCTGCGAGCGTTGGATGAGAACTTGCTCCATTCTCATCTTCAATTTCGACATGCTCGACAACACGCATGGGTATGTTCGGCCCATACGGACTATCGATGGAAACAATATCTCCTATGTTATAATCCTTTCGAAATATGTGCGTAGGCGTCTCTGAAATGTCAGTTCTGGCAAGTACGAGACGTCTGGCCGCTTTAAGAGCTTGTTTGCCTCTAGTTTCCATACGAGTACGGATTGTGACTAAAGTAGTTGACGTAGGAATTGTTTCATGACGTCCATCAATATCACTGCCATCAACCAACAGAACTCGTCTATTGATTCCAGTTGGCGTGCCATGATAGATCATCGAAACAAATTTACCAACAATCAACGCTGACGTTTTGAGCCTTTTATCCGACCACAAATATTCCGCCGCAGCAATGTCACCGGCGGCAGGAGAGAACACAACTCGGTCTCGTCTATCTACTCCATCGTGGATAGTAAGAACAATATTTGTTCCAGGTTGTGGATATCCGGTAAAAGTATGCGGTCGAATAGAACGACATCCAAGATCGTCAACGTCCAATATCTGAATCATAGCGTCGAGAACCGTGCTAGGTCCCATAATACGCTCTTCACTTGTGCCAGTAATGCCGACAGAATGATTCGCTATAACATTGGCAATCGCATCATCAGAATGAAACGTATGTCCAACTCGAATATGATCGTTGATTATTTTTACTGCTTGAATCCATGTATCGTTGGCGGCAAGGATGTATTCTGTATCCTCGTTACTTGGCGGCAAGTTAGCTGCCCAATCGTATTCCTGTGTAACAATACGATGCTCAAGAATACTGCTGAACGAACGACCACTAACCGTCAAGAACGGATCGATATCTTCTGCATCAGCAATTTGATGATTCTCGACGATCATAGGAGTGAGCGTGTTCACATGAGATATAATCGTTCCTAATGGAAGATGATCTTTTAAACCTGAACTAAGCTTAGCTCCAATTTCAAATGATCCTGGCTCTCGATATCGCTCTGTCCATGATATAATGTCGTAACCAGTAACAGCTTCGCCGTCCTGAAACGTTGTACCATTATTGAACTTGAACACATCCATAATTACACCCCCCAGTAAGCAGCATCAAACCGGATAGAGTTCCAAATGAATGAGGCAATGTCCACGAAATGGAACGTGTTGAATCCTGGAAATATAGTTGGCCAAACCGAGTTAGGTTCTACCTTGTCCAAGAGATGCGTCGTCACTCCTCCACGAACCATATACAAGTACTTGTCTGTAAATTCGCTCGAGAAATATAGAGTATCTCCGTTCAGAAAGTTCGACGCAGGAACAATCTGGAATTCCCACTCAGGATCGCTTGACTTGTCCCGGATGGTAAACGTTGAAAGAGTTGCTGTGATCTCGATTTCGAATTTAAATCCGTGCGGAGCCGTTGAGAAACTATCAACAACTGTAACCGGGTTTGTGGTTACACCATCCAAGTCCGCAGGTTCCAGGTTGACAGGAGTAATACCTCTGAACATCGGATCATTGCATCTAACAGTGATCTGAAGCTCTGGTACCTCCGAGAAATATGGAACCTCGAACTTGGTGATGTAACCCTTGATCTGAGCAACGGTGATTCCCGTAGCTCTAAATTCTAGCGTAAGTTCGCCAGATCTTGACGCAGATATAGCCCTGTACAAACGATCTCGAATATCAGAGACAGTTTCATTCAACTTGTACCGAGGATTCATCACAATTCTCATGACAATATCTCGAGGACGCATTTTGAAGTCGTAAAACCTCTTGTCCTTGTCGATGTTGAAGCCATAAAACTTTGGGACGATATCCTCGGCATCCAAGCCGGCGATGTTTCTGATCATATACGGAGATTGTGATTGTACGTTGCGAAGATCAAATTGAATTGCTTCAATTTCATCAGCGAGAAGTCCAATACTTGTAATTCTCATGGAATACTCAACTCCTCCTTCGCCATAGCGATTTGATTACGAGTTTGCTTGTAAATATCGCTTGTTGACAGCTGTCTCGGCGCATTGATGATCTGTTCGAACTTAACTTCGGTAGGACCGTTGTTAAACGCTGGGTTGACTTCCTCATTGGGACGAGATGTACGAGCAATTAGTCTTGCTTGTAGCAAGGATACGTCCGCAGAAATTGAACCATTCGGCAACAATGACGAAATAGTAGCAGCTTTCTTTGAGAATTCGGTTAGGTCTAGAACAGGAGTGATCGTTGGGTTCAGATTTTCTAAATCGGTAAGATTATCTGCCATACCGCTAAGAACTTTACGCATCTTATCAGCAATATCACGACGAACACTTTCTGATGGATCAAGTTTCTTAATCCACTTTTCTACCTTACCCCATTGCGTTTCCATACCATTTTGAAGACCTTGCATGATCAGCATACCGTTCTCAACGAGGAGTACAGCATCCTTCTCAGGGGGTCCCTTCCAGTCTGGAATTACGTCACCAATACCACCAAGCCAGTCAAGAACGCTTTCCCAGACGCTCTTCATACCGTCCCAAAGGCCTTGGATGATAGATGCGCCAATATCCCACAGAATACCACTTAGATCAGGAATAGCACCGACAATCCTACTACCTAGGCCCCAGAGCCAGCTACTAACTACAACAAATCCGGTTGCAACACCATTTAAAAAGCCTGCCATAAGATCCAAGCCCTTTTGGAGCAAAGTGCCTAGAAGGCCACCAATCCAACCCGGAATTCTGCTGGCAAGACCTTGGAGCCATGGAACCAATTGATTAGTTACAAAGTTCACTGCGGCAGTCTTGAAGCCGTCCATAAGGTCCTTACCTCTAGAGGCAAGCGTCTTTATAGTGTTTCCAATCCATCCGAAAATTTTACCAGGAAGATTCTGGAACCATGGAATGATGTTGTTCTGAGTAAAGTTAACAATAGCATCCCTAAATCCAGTGATTAGATCTTTACCACGTGGAGCAATGGTCTTAATAGTGTTCCCAATCCATTTGAAGATGTTGCCAGGAAGCTTCTTGAAGAAATCAGTAACCTTTCCAATTATGTTATTGATTCCATTCAACATACCCTGAATCAGATCCTTACCCTTCGGGGCAAGCGTCTTAAGAACACCACCGATCCACTTCAGAATTCTTCCAGGAAGTTTCAAGAAGAAAGTGGTGACAATAGGAATTAGATTTTTGATTCCATTGAAGAGCCCTCGAATTAGCTGAGCACCCTTCGGTAAAAGAATCGATCCCAATTTGCCTACCCACTCCACAATTTTCCCTGGGAGTGCTTTGAACCAATCGACAACTGCTGGCCACGCTTCGCCGATACCCTTCATCATACCGCTAACCAACTTCAAACCAATTGGTAGAAGCTTCTGGCCAACGTCAACGAGTTTGGCAACGACGCCTTCAATCACATCCATGAGGAAGTTGAACACAGAGTCAATCAACTCAGGAATCTTCTTACCCAAAGCATCGAGGAACTCTGTGACGATTTCCACAACAAGAGTTACGATTTCGCCAATATTATCTCGAATGCCTGTAAGCAATGCGATCAACATATCAAACCCTGTCTTAACAAAGTCAGGGA